CAACTTTCTCAGGTGTTGATGGTAATGCAAATGTTAGTGCAGCACTTACACTTGCAAATACAGCAGTTACTCCTGGTAGCTATGGTGACGCTACACATATCCCAACATTTACTGTAGACTCCAAAGGTCGTTTAACTGCTGCAGGTACGGTTAACGTTGCAACAAACTTATCGATTGCAGGAAATACTGGTACAGATACAGTTAGTTTATTAACAGATACACTAACAGTTACTGGAGGTACAGGGGTCACAACTGCAGTTACCGATAACACAATTACTATTAGCTTACCCCAAGCTTTAGCAACTACATCAAACGTTACTTTTAACGATGTAACAGTAAATGGAGTTTTATACTCCAATGACATTACAGCTACCAGCATCAATATTGACGGTAATGCCTCTATTACTGGTAACTTAACAGTGTTGGGAACAGTTACAACAGTTAATTCAACAACAGTTTCTATTGGTGACAAAAATATTGAGTTAGCCAAAGACGCTACTAGTGCAGCAATGGCCGATGGTGGTGGTTTAACAATCAAAGGCCCCACAACTGCAGCAACTTTAACATATTCAAGTGGTGATGATCGCTGGAATTTCAACAAAGACTTAAATGTTGCTAATGTTTACGCTGAATTAGTAGGTAACGCTGCAACTGCCACAAAGTGGAAAACAGCACGCAACTTGAGTTTAACAGGCGATGCAACTGCTACACTAACTGCTGTAGACGGAAGTGCTGCAGTAAGTGCTGCTCTTACACTGGCAACAGTTAACACAAATGTTGGTGCTTTTGGTGATGCAATTACTGTACCAACACTAACAGTTAATGCCAAAGGTTTAGTAACGGCTGTTTCACAAACTGTTATTCCTACTGCTACTACGCTAATCAAAGGTTTGTCTAAGTTTATTAGTACACAGTTTACAGTAACTGATGGATTAGTAGAATTAGTACAAGTTGACGGCGGAAGCTATTAATACTACAGGGAACTAGCATGACAAACGCAGTAATTAAATTCAAACGAAGCTCAGTTCCCGGTAAAATCCCGCTGCCAGAAGATTTACAGTTTGGTGAAGTAGCAATCAATGACTACGATGGCACTATGTACTATAAAAAAGCAGACGGGACTATTGGAGCACTGGGTTCTGGAGGCGGTGCTAGCGATGCACTTATTCAACAGATAGCAAATGAAAAAGCCATTATTATGGCAATAGCACTGGGGTAAAATATGGCAACAGTATTCGTAAATGCGATTTCACGTGCTGTAGGAACCACAGAAGTTATTAGTTTCACAGCACCAGAAAAGTGCATTGTAATTGGTGGAAGTATCAACAACTTGTTGTCCACTACAGTGCCTTTTACAATTAAAATTCGTAGGGGTACAGAAGACACCTACATACAAAAAGACAAACGCATAGAAGCAGGCGATCCATTTGAGTTATCAAAAGGTAACAAGCTTGTTTTAGCAACAGGAGACAAGTTAATTGTTTCCGCCAAGGTAGATTCCAGCATTGATGCTGTGTTCTCCATACTACAAGGAGTGGCATAATGGGCGGATTTTATACAGGCACAGACTTAGCCGATAAAGTGTTCTATGGTTTTAGAATGAATCCAGATACTGGGCACTTAAATATCGAGATTCTAGACGGCGACACTCCCGTTTCTTTACCACAAGATGGCGTATTTGATAAATATGACTATCAACAGTGGTTTTGGACTAAAGATACTGTACAGTTTCAATGGGGCACAGGTGGACACTTATTAATAAGGTTGATATAATATGAGTCAATTAATTGATTTAGGAAAAATACGTTTCTCCTGGGCTGGTGATTGGAATAATACCGCGCAGTACGAAACAAATGATGTAGTAAAATATGGTGGTAATGTATATGTATACACATATGCGGTAAAAACTATTGGTAATTTACCTACCGATACTACATATTGGGCATTGATGATTCAAGGCTTTAAATTCCGTGGCGTTTTTGATGCTGGCACACTATATCGTGTTGGTGATGGTGTAGCTTACGGTGGTAAAGTATATATTAGTGTATTAGATGGTACAGGCAGAACACCTCCAAATGCCACGTATTGGTCACAGTTTGCTGACGGTATACAATATGAAGGTGCTTATAGCCCTACAGCTAGCTATCAACGAAATGACATTGTAGTATATGGCGGTAGTGTATACATTGCTAAACAAGATAGCACAAATAATTTACCTACAGTTACGGCTTATTGGGATAAGTTTGTTGACGGTATTAGCCCACAAGGTGTATATAATAATGCTACAGCATATGTACCCGGACAAGTTGTAGCATATGGTCCAAATCTATATCGTTGTATTCTAGAAACAACAGGTAATATTCCTACTAATACTACATACTGGGTATTATACACAGCCAGTGTGCGCTCAATGGGTAACTGGGCAACAGCTACCACGTACTATGTAAATGATATTGTTACCTATGGTGGTAATTCATTTATTTGTACAGTACAACACGCAGCAGGTACATTTGCTACAGATTTAGGTGCAAATAAGTGGCAAAAATTTAATGGCGGTATTCGTTGGAGAGGTACCTGGTCCGCAAGCACCAGCTATCTAACAGGCGATGTAGTAAAATCTTCAGTGGGTTCTGCTTATGTAGCAAACCAAGACTTTACTTCAAGCGCAGTAAGTTTTAATACTGATTTTAACGCTGGAAAATGGGATTTATTTGTTGTTGGTGGTAGTGACATAATTCCAACAATTAATCCTGCTGGCAGCGATTTAGGTAAACAATTAGCAGTTAAACCAGACGGTACATATGGTTGGATTGGGGGATCAGGCAATATTTTATGGGTTGGTCCTAATGGTACTGATACATCTACTGCTGGTAAAAACATTAATTCTCCCTTTGCTACATTAAAGTTCGCCTGTTCTATGGCAACAAGTGGTACTACTATTCGTGTAACCGCAGGCACTTACTCAGAGCAATTACCAATTGTAGTTCCCGCAGGTGTTGCAATTGTTGGAGATAATCAACGTACAACTATTATTCAGCCTGCAAGTGGTAATAGTGATGATAGTGTTACGCCCAATAATCAGTCAACAATGTTCTTACTTAGTAATGGGTCTATCTTAAACAAGATGACATTTATTGGTATGACTGGCTGGGTTCCAGGCTCAACCCCTGCCGATATTACTACAAGCGCAATTAAAGGCGTAGTAGCTAGGTTAAATCCTGCCTCAGCAGTTACAACTAAATCTCCTTATGTGCTAGAATGTGCAGCTATTTTAAATGGCGGTATTGGAGCATTAGTAGATGGAACAGTACATACAAGTGGTAACAAGTCCATGTTATTTCACGAATTTACTGTTATAAGTGACAACGGTATTGGTTTCTGGATGAAAGATGGCGGCAAATGCGAGATTGTAAGTTGTTTTACTTACTATTGCTATTTTGGCTATGCTGCAACCGGCGGATCACAAATCAGATCGCTAAGTGGTAATAATAGTTATGGTACTTATGGAGCAGTAGCTTCTGGTTTTGATGCTACTGAGACACCACTAACAGGTACATTAACTGGAAGAGAGTTAATGTTAACTAATCGCAGCGGTACAATTAATGTTGGAGATACAGTTACCAGTAGCGCAGGTGGAACAGCAACAGTATTAAACTTACAAGTAAGTGCTAATAAGATATATGTAAATAATATTTCTGGTACTTTTGCTGCAACTAATACCTTAACATTTACAAGTGGAGGTACAGCAACAGTAGCCGTAGATGCTTTACGAGATCAACGTGGATTTGTATTAATGGTAACAGGCCTAAGTGCTTTACCAAAAGCTGGTACTAGTATTCAAGTTGCTGGGGATTCTCAAGCATATGTTGTACAAAGTATTTCTGGTACTTATACAAATACTAGTAGTATACTTGCTGTAGTACTTACAACAGAAAAAGTTACTGGATCTGCTTCTGATGCAACAACCACATTTAGAACAAATTTCTCAAGAGTACGTTTGACTGGACATGATTTCTTAAATATTGGTACAGGTGGAGTAGCAACAACTAATTACCCAGGTACTCCATCTCAAACACCAGCGCAAGGCAATGAAATTACAGAAACATTTCCTGGCCGCGTGTTCTATGTAAGTACTGATCAGGACGGTAATCTGCGAGTTGGTAAGTACTTCCGAGTAGATCAAGCAACAGGTAAAGCTACATTAAATGCTAGTGCCTTTGATTTATCTGGTTTGTCTTCATTACGTTTAGGGTCGATTGGTGCACAGGTTGGCGAATTAATTAGTGAATTCTCGTCAGATGGAACATTAGCTTCTAATTCAAATACAAAAGTACCAACAGAATATGCTGTTAAAACTTATGCAGATACTAAGGTAGCTAAAAGCGGTGACACTATGACAGGGTTATTAACTTTGTCAGGAAATCCAGTTAATCCATTGCATGCCGCATCTAAACAATATATAGATGCCACTCAATTTACTTATAGTTCTAAAACCTCTGATTTTACAGCTGCAAATAAATTTATTTATTTGGTTGTTCCGGGTGCAGCAATGTCGGTTACCTTGCCAACTAGCCCTACCACAGGAACAATATTTGGCATAGCCGATGTAAGTGGAACTTTTAAAACAAAAAATGTAACCGTCTTAGGCGGAGGTCAATCAGTATTAGGTGCCGTTAATGACTTAGTACTTGATTTAAATTACGTATCACTGTATCTTTACTATGATAGCACACTTGGATGGAGAATAATCTAAATGGGAACTTTAAATTTATCAACGCTATTTGGTACAAGTACAACTAGCGCTGCAACAAATAGTGGAGGCCTATGGAATAGGCCTACTCACGAAACTACTTGTCAGATGGCTATTCTTCCAGGTGGTAATTGCTGTTTTAGCGTTCCTTCCAATGCTACACGTATAGTTATTGAAATGTGGGGGCAGGGTGGCGGCGGAGCTAATAGCTGTTGCTGTACCTGGTCTAGTAGTGGAGGGCAGGGCGGTAGTTATGCTTATAAAGTATTTACTACTCTTACAGGTACTGCGCAAACTTTTTGTGGTTGTGTTTGTACTTGTGATTGCCAAAGTTATAGCTCGCACGGATCAGATGGTCAGTTTGCTAGACTACAGCAATGTACTGGCTCAGGTTGGGTTGGTTGTGTTAATGGTGGCTACGGTGGTGAAGCATACTGTACAGCTACTTGCTGGTGGGGCACTAGTTATGGCAACTATAGTTGTCAACCACAATACGATACTAGATGTCTAACTTCAAGTACTACTAGTAATTACCCTGCTGTAGATTCTACTTCACAAATGGGACCAAGCTGTATTTGTGGAGGTAGCTATATATGTATAGGTGCAAGTGGCCCTAGTAATCCAATTAATTTTACAACTACCTCAGTCTCTACTGGTGGTAACACAGTTTTAGATACAATATTTCCACCTGTTTCATGTTCGTGTTTTGATGCCTATAGACGTGGTGCCTGTGGATTTACTTGGGCTAGTGGAATAAACGATGGTGGAAGTTGCTGTCAGTTTTTAGGTGTAGGCGGTGCAGCTTATGCAGGCGGAGCCCAGCAAACTCGATCATGTACTACAGGCGCAAGTTTCTGTGGGTATAATGGTAATTTTCCTGGTGGAGGTGCTCGTGGTAGTGGCGCTTTTGGAGGCGGTTGTTGTTTTGGCGGTATGGGCGGTGGTGGCTTAATATTGCTATCTTATAAAATTTAAAAGGAGTAATTGAGAATGAAACAATTTACATTTCAAGCTCCTAGTGAATATTTAGGAGATACTACCAGTAATTTAAAAACAATTACTGGTAATTATACAGGTTCACCTACTATTTGGATAAGTGTTGATAAACAGACACATAAAGTAATAACTTTTAGCGGAGAAGGTACTTTACCAAAACCTGCTGATACAGATACAATAGAATATATTAAACTTGATCAAGAAAACCCAAATCAAGTTATTTTAATGGATATGTTGTATACCTGTAATGGTCATGACCACGGGCCCGTAATTAATGAAACCATTCACACTTTTAGTGATCTAGGATATTCTATAGTTTATCCTAGATGGACTAATGAAGATACTCAACACACATACCAGCTATCTGATGTTACAGTATCTGATCAAGGAGTAGTAACTTATCCGTGGAAAGTGCCACATATTACACTAGATCAGATTAAAGAGGCTGTAAATATTAGAATATCGGTATATAATCAGGAATACGAAAAAGCTACTTTAGCGTCACGACGCTCAAGATACGAAAAAGCTTTAGAAATACTGCGTTGGATTAAAAATAATATATTGGATGGTAGTGTTAAGCCCTGGAAAATAAACTTACCAGACGCTGAAGAACTATAAGTAATAAGTAAATAGGCAAGTTAACTACTTGCCTATTTTATAAAATAATAATTGGAATTTTAAATTGACTAACAGAAGTACAGCATTTTTTATCAATGGCGGTGCAGGCAGAGTATTATCATCAATACCTGCATTAGAATTATATGCAAAAGAAAATCCTGCAGATGACTTTATAGTTGTTTGTGAGGGTGGAATGGACTTATATAAAGGACATCCTATTCTACATCAAAAAGCTTATGATAATTTTCACAAAGATTTATTTACGGATAAATTAAAAGATCGCAATTGTTTATCCCCAGAGCCATACAGGGTGTGGGAATACTATAATCAAAAATGTAGTTTAGCACAGGCTTTTGATATTTGTATAAATAATAAAGGAATTCGAGATCTTAAAACTCCTATGATTTATTTAGGTCAAGAAGAGTTTTACGCCGGAATCAATACTATCAAAGAAGTAAAAGAAAAAACAAAAAAATCTAAGGTAGTTGTTATTCAGCCTTTTGGTAGATCTTCTTATGTTAATAATGAACTAAGAATGGATCATTCTGGCAGATCATTGTCTCTAGCAGATACTGTAGAAATTATTAAATTACTACAAAAAGACTACGGTATTATGTTAATGTCAGATCAACAATTAGATATAGATAAATTAGGATTAAAAGATCCTATTGCAATACCACAGGGTATTAACATTAGACAGTGGGCTGGACTGATAGCCGAAGCCGACTATTTTGTTGGTATTGATTCTGTAGGACAACATATTGCAAACAGTTTTAATAAAAAAGCAACTGTATTAATATCTGCTACATACCCAATTAATGTCTCCTACCCAGATAATTCTAATTTTAATATTTTGGACTTTGGTAGTGAAAGACGAAAATATGACCCAATACGCTTGACTGTTGACGAAGTAGTTATGCGTAATAACGAACCACTGTTACAGCTTAACAATGAAGCTATACAGTACATTGTTAAATCTATAAAAAACCATATTGATGGTAACAAAACAAAAGATGGAAAAAAATAAAATGGTAAAGCCAGTATGGATAGCAGGTATTGCTAGAGGCCACAACTCAGGAGTTTGTTTATTAAAAAACGGTGAAATTGTATTTTCTATTGAAGAAGAACGATTAAGTAGGCATAAATACGATGGCGGCCCATATGCCTCAATGATTAAAATTTTAGAATATACTGATAAATTAGATTACCTTGTTATTGCACATACTCAATCTTTAAACGATACTGCTGGCAGAGTTGATTTCACAGGAGATAATGTATATACTGGATTAGCTAGAAAACTTGGACTAATTGACCAAAAGGCAGATATCTATAACCATCCACAAGTTATTGATTTATCAAATGTACATCACAAACTTCACGCAGCTTGTGCGTTTTATAAATCTGGATGGGATGAAGCAGCAGCTTTAATTGTAGACGGTGCAGGTACTTTTATTAATATGAGTACGGATAATGAAACTATAACTACATGGGAAGTAGAGTCAATATTTAAAGCAAGCTATCCTTGTGAAATTAGTACAATTTATAAACATTATGCTACTAAAACTCCACTGCCTGGAGCTGTATTGCATAATTTTTCTTCTGATATTTTTAATGAGCCTAATCAAACTCACGAAGCAGTATTTTCAGACAGAGCAGGTATTACTAAAGTTTATGAGGCTGTAACTCAATACTGTGGTTGGGCACCTATTGAAGCCGGAAAAACTATGGGACTATTCCCATACGGTAAACCAAATAGTAATATACCTAAACTTTTTAATACTACATCAAAAGTTAATTTAAGCAATAGAGACTTAGTAATTCCTAACTACCCAAATGGTGCTTTTATAAACAAAAATTTGTTTACTGAGCTGGAAGATTGCGACGATGATTTACCTGGTATTGATATAACTACTAAACAAAATCGTAGAGATCTTGCATATGCAGTACAAACTCAAACTCAAGAGCAAGTATTAGCTTTAATTAAAAAAGCTGCAGAAATGACTGGTTTAAACAAAGTTGTTATTTCTGGAGGATATGCTCTTAACTGTGTTGCAAACTATTGGTATTTAGATCAACTTAAAGATACTGATATAGAAATATACATTGAACCTATTAGTAATGACGCAGGTACTGCAATGGGTGCAGCATTAATGATGCACTATATGACTACCCAGAGTACGGAAAAGCTTAATATGTCCAGTTTATACTTAGGCCCTGCTTATACGTATACTAAGTCTGATATTGAAAATATTGCTAATAAGTATTCTGCTACTGTTGAAGATACTGACGTAAATAAAATAGTTAAGCTACTAACAGAAAAAAATATTGTAACTATATTTCAAGGTAGAAGTGAAAACGGTCCAAGGGCTCTAGGTAATAGAAGTGTATTATTTGACCCAAGATTCGAAGACGGAAAAGACTTTGTAAATTTAGTAAAGCACAGAGAATACTTTAGGCCTTTTGCTGGTACTATTTTACAAGAATGTGCAGATGAATGGTTTGATATGCGTGGCCTTAAAAGCAGCCCTCATATGATGTATGCTGTTAATTGTAAACCCGGATATGCTGAAAAAATACCTAGCATTATTCATGTAGATGGTACTTGTCGAATTCAAACTGTTACACAATCACAAAATTTTTGGTACAGAAATTTAATTGAAACATTCTATGATGAAACAGGTGTTCCAATTCTATTTAATACCAGTTTTAATTTAGGTGGCGAACCGTTGGTAGAAACATTAGAAGATGCTTTATGGACACTAAAAAATAGTGATATAGAGTACCTTTATTTACCAGAATATGATAAACTAATAACACTTAAAAACTAAATGAAAATATTTGTAAACGGCACTTTTGACGTCTTACATCCAGGCCACCTAGACTTGCTGAATTATGCAAAAAGTCTAGGTGACTTTTTACTGGTGGCAATAGATTCGGACAGCCGAGTAGCCAGCAAAAAGGGGTTGGATAGACCTTTTAATCCACAGTATAATAGACAAAAATTACTACAAAACTTAAAAGCAGTTGATGAAGTAGTGATTTTTGATACTGATCAAGAATTAACACAAACAATAAGAATATTTAGACCTGACATAATGGTAGTTGGGTCAGACTACAAAGATAAAGCCGTAATCGGTTCAGAATATGCAAGAGAACTTAAATTTTATAGCAGAACAACATCTCACTCAAGTACCAAAGTCTTGGAAAATTTTATTGCTAGGCGACAGTTGTACAGATAAATATGTGTATGGTATTATTGATCGTCTAAGCCCTGAAGCACCTGTGCCTGTATTTGTACCTCAAAGAGAAGAAACTCGTCAAGGTATGGCAGGTAATGTAGAAGAAAATTTAAAAAGATTGGGCTGTACAGTTAGTTTAGTTACGCTACCTGGTAGTACGAAAACCCGATTTATAGATCAACGATCTAATCAACATATTATGCGGTTAGATCAAGATGTTAATAGTATACCAATTGTGTTAGAAACATCTATTCCCCCTATCTATGATGCAGTTGTTATTTCGGACTATAATAAAGGCTGTATAAGCTACGAACTAGTAGAAGAAATATTGCGACAATTTAAAGGTCCTGTGTTTATTGACACAAAGAAAACGGACCTTAAACGTTTTGAAGGTGCTTTTGTAAAGATCAACAGTCTTGAAAACTCACTTGCAAAAACACTACCTAGTCAAACTTTAGTTACATTAGGCAAACAAGGTTGCGAATATGCAGGACAAATTTACCTTGCACCTCAAGTAGAAGTAGCAGATGTATGCGGTGCAGGAGATACTTTTTTAGCTGCACTTGTATATGAATTTTTAAGAACAAACCAAATGCCAGCCGCTATAAAATTTGCAAATCGCGCTGCTGCTATAACTGTAAAACATATGGGTGTGTATGCACCTAAACTGGAAGAAATTAATGCGTCTTGAAGGCAAAGTAGAAAAAGGCTGGGGTTCAGAACTTATCTGGATTACTAACGACAAGTATTGTTCAAAGTTTTTAAACTTCAATGATGGTGCTCGTTTTTCAATGCACTTTCATCGTGACAAAACAGAAACTTGGTATGTGCTAAGCGGCAGGTTTGAGATTGAAACAATTGACACTAAAACTGCAGAATTGCATACTAAAATCCTTGGCACGGGCGGAGTACATCACAACGAGCCTTTAGTACCTCACCGTATTATTTGTTTAGAAGCAGGAACTATTATTGAAGTTTCTACTCCAGACTCCGTAGAAGATAACTATCGTGTTGGCAAAGGCGATAGCCAGCAATGAAAATTTTACTAACAGGACATTGTGGCTTTATTGGGCAAAATATGCTCGAAGCCTTGCAAAACACTAATCATGAGATTAGTACGTTTGAGTGGTCGGATGGAAATATACCCAGCGTTATGGAACAAGACTGGGTTATTCATATTGGAGCTATTAGTTCTACTACTGAGCGCGATATTGACAAAGTACTGCGTCAAAACTATGACTTTAGCCGACAATTATTTAATGCTTGTAAAACTTATGGAGTAAATTTACAGTATTCTAGTAGTGCTAGTGTATACGGTCTTGGAACAGATTTTTCTGAGACTGCACCTCCGGACCCTCGCAACGCATATGCCTGGTCAAAGTATTTATTTGAACGCTATCATCAACAACATCAAGGTGGCAATGTAGTACAAGGATTCAGATACTTTAATGTCCACGGACCGCATGAAGATCACAAAGGCACACAAGCTAGCCCGTATCATCAGTTTGGTGAACAGGCCCGTGAAACTGGTAAGATAAAAGTATTTGAAAATAGCGACAAGTATTTGCGAGACTTTGTACCAGTTGAACAAGTTGTTGCTACTCATTTGGCTTTTTTAAACAGTCAAGAATCAGGAATATTTAACATAGGTACTGGAACTGCAACAAGTTTTTTGGAAGTAGCCGAAACTTTTAACGTTCCAGTTGAAACTATACCAATGCCCGAACAGCTGGCAGCAAGCTATCAAAAGTATACTTGTGCTGATATGACAAAAACCAACAAGATTTATGACCACACTAAAAGAACTAACGCATGAATCTCATGCAGCAGCTGAAACACATCCTTTTACCCAGCTACTTTTAAGCGGTAAAATGTCTGCGGAAATTTATGCGGATTTTTTATACAATCAGTCAGCAATTTATTATTCGCTTGAGGCAACGGCTAAAAGACGAAGCCTTTTAAACGGCTTAGATGGTCTAGAGCGTACAACGAAAATTGGCGATGATTTTGAAGATTTATTAGTTGAAAAAGTTAAACTGTACCCTAGTACCCTGCGATATATCGAATATATAACCGATCCAAATTTAACCAACCAACAAATCTTAGCACATATTTATGTGCGTCATATGGGTGACTTGTACGGTGGTCAGATGATTAAACGACTTGTACCAGGCATTACAACAATGTATGAGTTTGAAAATCGCAAAGAACTAATTGAGGCTCTTCGTACTAGATTAGACCCAAGTATGGCTCCAGAAGCAAACAAGTGTTTTGCTTTTGCAATTGAACTATTTACGGAAATAGCCAATGAGCGCAATATTCAATAAATTAAAAGCTCATGCAGCAGAATTAGAGTCAATTCTTGCTGCGCGGGCTTTTCCTTTGCCCGCAGAAATCACCTCAGAATGGTACACCCGAAACTTTTCAAGTGCTTGGGTCAGACGTGCTAACTTAGACGTAATCGATGTATCAGAATCAAAAAAGCTTTATATGATGCACCTGTGTGTATTTCCGCATACCTATGATGCAGCGCCTATATATGGT